GCGGGTTCTTCCACTGAAAGAATTAAAAAGGAGCTTTCAGGCTCGCGAAGGTACAACCTATGGTGTTAGACTGTATATTGACGTTCGTTTATAGCCACGATCACCCCGTACAACGAAGTGATCAACGTCCTCAGCACTGCCGAAGGCGTATATACTATAAACCGGTAGGATGTAATCACCCGGCAAAGGGCGAAAACATCTGGTCGGCTTAAGGGTATAAGTGTCGAAAACGAAACCGCCCCATCCACGGGCTCTTTTGTAGGGTTTCTTACAAAACTCCCTACTCCAGAGGTGACCGTGGCCATATCGCTCATCATCAGGCCCGTAAAGCCGAAGATGAAGCGGTATGTACTTTAAGACTAATTCACACGATTCATCATCGTATTGTGAGTAGAAAAAGTTATGGAGGCGATACAAGTCCCTATACGTGAGTAAATCTTTCACGTATATAGGCCTAACGTCAATACCCGAAAGATAGTCTTTACCGCAAGACTCCCGGAACGGACCAGAGTAGAAGGATTTTTGGTTATTAACCGTAAACCCGCAAAACTCGAGAACGCGCCGGAGACGAGCGTAAGCCTCAACAGGAACGATAATATCGTCACCGTAGACGCTAATGCTCTGGGTTGGAAGGCCAAGGTCACGGCAAACCCCGAATGCGAGAGCATAGAAAATCATGCTCTCGAGCTCAAAGGTATAGCCGTTGCCCATGGACGACCACTTTTCGAGTTGTATAAGGTTACCCTTATACTTCACTTCCGATGTTCGGGAGTAGTTCAAAAAGATAGCCCAATCAAGCGGTAACAGCTCGTATACCAATTCTCGCGAAAGGGTATCCGAAGCTGAGGAGAGGTCGATAGTTGCTAGACTACCGTCCAACGAACCGACACGAGCAAGACGCTGATTTCGCGTCTGATCGTATAGGTCAACTCCTTGACTACGAAGTTTCTCCTTTAGCAGACGGCCGATACCGCGCTGAACCATTGAGTTCAGTGCAGGCTCGACAACAATGCTGCGGTGAATCTTCGCGTCTTTCGGAACGAACGAGAGAGAGCCAGGCACAACGTCAACAGACACTGTGAACGTTTCCTCATCTTCACTATCGCAGTGAAGCGAAGAAAGTGCGGGCATCTCAGATAGCAGCTCCGGAAGGAGCTGCAACAAGTTCGAACTACAGTCTGGTCGAGCCGATAACTTGTATCGAGCCGACGTTTTTCTTCTGCAGTTGGTATTGCTACCGGGACCAAAGGTGAGATCCAGTGACTCTAGAGAAGGGACGTCCCCGAGAATATGAGAGATTTTTCTGCTCGCAATCCAGAGTGGATTGAGGCAGTCACAGCCCGCGGGCTGTGATCTCATATCACGGAGGCGTCTATTCGTTTCGAGGCACTGGTTCTCAGCTTGCTCAAACTTAACCCAGGCTGCGGCCTCGCGATCGATGTTGAGATCAAGGGAGAGGTTCTTCTTAAAGAGAGCCTCGACCTGACGACCAATCATATAATCGTGATGTCCCCAAGCTGGATCACAGTTGAGATCTAGCAAGGCTAGGAAGTTACCATCACTGAGGTGGTTAGCCACCAGTGAATGAATAACCCTACTCCTGCTAGAAAGCAGACGAGCAATGTCGCAAAGAACACGAAGGTTAACCCCTCTGTCCAGTGCGCTTGCCCACCCCTTGGTAATTTCGACATTTGACTGTCTCCTAATCTGCATAGCAAACTCCACAAGAGTATTGCTCGGGAAATAGCGAACGCTATGTTTCCGAACTGTTAGTACGGGATGGCGAGGGTATCGATCAGATCTTGCATCTGAGTGTTACCACCGCCACCGTCCTTGAGCAAGTTGCTCAACATGGTACGGACGTTTTTACGGTCCTGCTGAGTCGAGCGCATCGGCAAGATGAACTCGACTTGACCAGTAACAGTATACGCTACCTTCGGAGCAGCAGTGTAGCCGGCAGCGTTCTGGTTCATGATAGCTTCCATGACCGGAACAGCCAACTTAATACTCACACGGTTCATACCGTCGGATGTTTTCGACAGTTTGGACACAGCAACGACAGACGCTTGGCCAGCCAAGGGGACGGAGGAGGAATCCTCACGCCACACAGGGTTGGGCAAAGCGGCTTTCGGGCTGAAGATGTGAGTTACGGGCGTTGCGGCGCCGTCAGCGACGCCAAGATTTGCCAAAGCGGACATAGTCCATTCTCCTTAAAGCACGTGGGATGGAAACCCCACGTGTGTTTTTGAAAACCAGGCAACCAAACCTGGTAAGGAACTACCCTTAACTTCTAAAACGTTGACTCATCAGAGCAATCGAGCTAATGCAGTGTTTCAGTGAAGAAATCTGCAAAGGCTTAAATGTCGGAAGAGGCACGTCCGGTAACGCACTCAAAACCACACGGTTAAGAGACGTGTAGCGCTGAACATAGCCACTACCCTGGGTAGTCATTCGAGTCCCATTTGCATCAGGACACGAATTGACGCCAGGTATCGAGAAGTTTTTCACAAGACGGGTAGACTGAATCACCTTAACGGCTTTGGCGTTACGGAGCACGGACCGAGTATCCAAATAATCGCCTATTGGAATAAACCAATCTGCGACAAAGGAATACGGAACGAGTTCCCAAACAACCGTAGCCGGGTCGGTGAGACCGAGCCCGTCAAAGGCACCCATATCATCGTACAAAACAACTTTGTAACGACGAGATATGCGGCAATCAGATACGCAACGAAAACCAACAGGGGAAGCCATCTCAAAATTCCGAGAACGGCCGACCCGAATGGTCATAGTATGTGGAATCTGATTCCAAGCAAGGGCCTCTGCCGCGGATTTAACGTCCGATAGAAGAGGAATCCAACCATACTGAAGTTCGAGCCAAGCCCCTCCAATGTCATTGCGATCAACGCGAGTTTTAGCTCGCGCGGATTGCTGCTTTGACACGGTGAGAGAGCCAAGGACAGAACGTAAGTCACCACGCTTTAGGTCGTGTATTGCACGTCCCAGACGGGTGGCGGTCAATGCGATCATGCTGAGCGTTTGCCCAGCCTCGGCCGCAGAAACCGCTAGGTTGAAGTCATGGCCACGGATCTGAGAAGCAAGCTTACTAAGGAGCTCCAATTCATCATTGGAACCCCACTTGTCGGCGTTGCTTTCAGTTACGTAGCCATACCCCCAGGTGCCCCAGTTAGCCTTATAGTCAACGACCCACGGGTAAGCAGGACGCGTAAAATAATGTAGTCCGTCTTCAATATGGTTGTGGATACAGGAGTAAGGATTTTCTTCAAGTAGAAGACTCCGAGGCTTCCGAGGACGACCGGCTTTCGCCGTCGCACTCGTAGCCCGAGGAGAATTCGTACCCGAGGAAATATCCTGCCCATATCCACCAACTAGAATGTTGCCGGACCAACCATCATTTATACTCGCCCGCCTATCGTAGACGTTGCTTTTAGTGCTCACAGTGAAATCGGCGGATTATCCGCCGGGGTAGGAAGGCCCTCGACGAAGTTGTCGAGGGCCACCTTGACGCGTCGCATCTCGGCACCGTCAATTGAAGGGAGATCAAGGGTATCGACCATATCAAGTACAACAGACAAAACGGGAAGAACAATGGAAACTGACGCCACTAGACCCGGAGTGGCCGACCCAAGAAGGGTGGCCCTTTCGAGTAAGAAGCACAGTTTCATCATCTGCCCTAATGTCATGTTAAACGTGATACCGTGAGAATCCATGATTACCTCCAAAAGACGTT